TCCCGCCAGAATTGAAAATGCTTGACACGGCGGAGAGCCGCGTAAATGAAAATGATATTCACCTTCGGGCAGGTGAGAGCGAATTAACTCGGCGTCAGTATCAGCCCCAAGTTCAAGGAGGATAAATGGCACAGATGGATAATTTGATTCGTGAATCTGTTGGGCGACTGACCATGAATCAATTGATAAGACCACTTCTGCACCGGCATCAAGCGCGCCTTGAGTGAATCCACCCATCCCACAGAACAAATCAACAACAATAATTCGCTTCATTTTACCACCCTAATTTAGATGCCTCTTCAACCACGAAGGCGCATCAGTGACAGAGTTCCTAAACCATGCCGGTAACAAACTCATGTTCTGCCGAGCGAACCGTTCCCATGACCCATCAAGGATGAACAGATGCCCTACATCATCCGGTGTCCGAACAATGCGCCCTGCCCCTTGAACGAGTTTCAGAGCCGTCTGTAACCGATACCATTTTTGACACGGTTTGTGACAGGTGAATGATGAACATAGATTGCCGCTGTATTTGTTTGGTGGCTCATACGGACAGTTCGGTGTGCCTTCATGCTCACGCCTCCATTTATGTTCATCCTGTTCCATCCGTTGTTCTATCTGTGCGTTATTGTGAGTCGGCAGATATGGCACTTTACAGAGGCACAGCCATTCAGCGAGTTTGCCTTTGAAATCAAATCCTTCACCGACATAGGTTGAGATGAGAACGAGTCCTTCACCGCCCTCCATGAATTGCTGTAATGCTCTGTCGCGACCGCGAGCATCCGTTCCATGAGTCACTACCCTGCTACCGAACCCCGCATCAACCAATCCCTTCACTAACTGCTCTCGTATGGCGTGTGTGTGTGGCAATACAACGCCTCGCTTATCCGGCCAATGTTCCATGATGGCCGCTATCGCCTTGATGTGTCGGGGTATGCTTTTGGCTCTGCGAGCATAACTCATGTGGCCGCAATTAGCATAATGAATGTTGATGTTCTCAGCAGGGAATGGCGACTTGGTGACATTAACATACAGATTTCGCTGTTCGGTCAACCCCAAGTTTTCAACAAAGGTGTCAATGTCAAGTATCGTAGCCGATAGCATGATTCTTTTTTCAGACACCTGTTCCAAGAGTTCGCCTGCGAATTGGGTAACTCGGACAGGTTTCATCAACAGATATTTTCCACCCCTGTCATTGTTGAGTTCCACAACCACTTCATCTGGCCGTTTCAATAATTCAATTGTGGTGGCGACTCTGCTGAGTAATGCTCGGCATTTATCTGCCGCATCATCGTTCCCACCATCCTCGTAACCCGACAGAGCAGATTTGGCATCCCTGTTGAGTTGGTTCATTGGCTCTAACCAATCGTGCGGATAGTAATGCACCGGCAAACTCGGTTTCCCATAGATGAGGGAATAATCTCTCGCCGTTATTTTCACTTCAAGTAGGTCAAGTAAAAATGGTTCAAGGTTGTGAGCCTCATCAATGATGGCGAGTTCTCGTTGCGAGAATCCATCAGAATATCCAGAAGTGACTCGGAACATATAGGCCGGATTAGATAGGACAGTTCTCGCCTTTTCAGCCGCAAACTTTTGCTCGTAGTATTCACATGGGTTCTCTCGTTGCGAATGCGGGCAACGCTGTTTAGGCCGGTAGCATGGTGCATCTGCGGCGGTTCCACTACGAATCCAACATGGAAAATTACCACGCCCCTTCACTTCTGTCAGACTCGCTGAGTAATCTCGCAGGTATTGTTTTGTTAATCCGAGTGTTGGGGTTAGCAAATATGTCTTACCAAAAAACTCACGGATTGTCATAGCGATTGCTGATTTTCCAATTCCGGTCGGGGCTTGGATTATGATGTTGTCAAAGTCGTCATTCTTGATTGCATGATAAACGACAGACAACACATCGTCTTGATAGAGTCGGGGCGAAGGCATTGGGAAATGTGGTTGAACCTCATCCCAAAGTTGGGGCAATTTGTGTTTGGATGGGATATTCACTTTGACCGTTGGCACAGAGAATTAATGAAAGCCCCACCCTCTTTAACGAGTCGGCTATGGCTATCGCTCGTTGTCGGAATAAGAGCCATCGGGTGGCCGTCTGGTGTCCGGCGTCTAAGTCCGGTGTCGGTAGGCCCAAATTGTTCCGCTTTGTCCTCTTGGCAATACTAACGAGTCGGCTTCCACCTATAAAGGTTTCTATTGATAAACAAAAGTAGTCATACACCCAAACCTTTATAGGTGGTGTCCGACTCGCTTATATTGCGGAACAGAAGAGTGGCGTTGCACCCACTTTGCACTTCGGCGGTATGAGGGTGTTGAAATCCCCTTCACAGGGCGGCAATCCTGTGGTATGAACCCCGCCGACTGTTCTCTATTATTCTTCCAACCACCCCTACTGTGTTCATATATACATGATAACTAATATGTGTGTCTATACGCTACATGGCCTGTTGAATTAATTAAAGTAGCATATCCCCCCTATGGGGGATATGCTAATTATTCGGATGATTTCACTTTTTCAATATGAAAGTTCAGATGCGTAACGAATTGCACCCACCAAATCAGCCGACTCTCTGCCAACGGTCAGCAACATTTCAGCACCCGAAGTTTCAATCATCCAACGAACATTGAACACCATTTTTCGCCCTGCCAATCCCGCACCAACATTTGCGAACTCAACAATGTCACCGGCTCGTATATCAAGCCGTTCCGGTATCGCTGTCACCGACCATTTGGCATCTGCGTCACCCTGCTGTTGTATTAATTGCCGAGCAACGAGTCGGGCCTGCTGTTCATCTGACACAGCATCATCAATGACGAGTCGGTGAACAGGTCGTGAAGGATTGGTCGTTGGCTCAGTAACTTGGATTGTTCCCGCCGAGTTTTTCACTGTGACTTTGTTGAAAAACTCAAGGTCGCCAGATTCTTTGACTACTGATGTTGGATACAGGTCTTGAGGCACATCAGTTTTGGGAATACGACCACCAACAAATGCGACTTTCGTTGTATCATCAATATCTGACAGACGGACTAAATTGATTAATCCATGTTCATCAACGAACAGGTTGAGTCGGTTGGGGGTATTATTCACGATAGACAGAATGGTTTGGATTGCACCTAACCGAGTTTGGTTTTTTAGATTCAGACTTGGTGGCAAAATAATTCGGCTATCATTTGTGAGCCGACCGATTGGTGGTTTGTAACTTGAGCCACCGATTATATCCTTGATAACATTCGCCGCATCCACTTCACTATAAGTCGGCTCTGTTAAAAGTGGTTCATTCGCCAAATATCCCAACGCATCAATGCCGGTGATGATGAGCGACTTGACGCTTTCAGATACATCAGATACAAACCCTGTGAAAACCAATGGTGGTTGCGCCCAAGTTCGCGGGCTTATGAATATCTGAATCGTATCACCCTCTTTGATAAGACCGGAACGGCGACCGCCAGAGTTATTGATATGCACAGACACCGTTGTTGGTGAATTGAATGCTCGGCGCATAGATACCGATTGAACCCCTTGAACATCAAGAGTTCCATTAATGACGACAGAGGGTGCGTGTGGTGTTGCTTCGTCATTGGATATGTCACCATACACATTACGAAACATCACTTGGCGTGAGCGCACGAAGTAGGCTTTATGCGCCCACCCATTTCGTAGGCCGTTCAGTCTGACTCGCTTAGGTCTGTTAGTCCATTGTAGCCCTTCGGGATTCCAACCACCATCGGTAAATCCGAGTTCTGACAGATTGAAAGTCGGTGATGGATTAATCGTGTTTGGATATGCACCTTCTGTTGGGCCGGTAGTGTATGAGAATCCACCACGCGGGCCACCACCTCGCCGATTCACAATATCATATCTATCTGGGAATGGTGATTTTCCTTGATAGTTCCATCCAAGCCCGACAGTCTGACTCGTTAAATCACCGTGAAGAGATGGGTCAAATGGTCGTGGCACTGAGAGATTTGTGTAGCAGGTGGTTGTGAGTTTTCCCATTCTCCAACCGGACACATCTGTTGGATGAGGGATAAATCCAATTCCCCAATGAGTCGGATAATGAGCAGGTCGCCAGATGAGTTCCTTCTGAGAGTCTGTGGCTGACAATGGTTCGGGGCTATCAACACCGATAGTAATTCGTTCACGCTGTTGCTCAACCCAAGTTTGGCTGACCCATCGGGAAATTGCAGTCACCGGTCGGCGCGGGTCTTGGGCGAGTCGGTTCGCTTCGTCAAGAATTACCTGTGGTGGTTCAATCACAAACTCGTCATCAATAGGCGCACGAACAATCCTGTGATAACGCTCAACCTGTTCATCCACATATAACGAGTGGCGCAGGTGGTTTTTCACCTTATGGAATTAAAAAGTAGGTATTCGGGAGAGGTCAGTATCAGAGTTTGACCCCTGCATCAAAAAGGGTGGTCTTTGAATGTTACTTCTGAGTCACCCGATTGTATCTCTCTCTCCGCAGGTTAAGAGAATGGGGCATCATCCCACCGCATCAGCCAATCACTGAATAGATGGGGCTTTGGGC